GCGCGTCTGTTCGACAAGATTGTCACCAGCGGTAAGGGCTTTGAAATCGACAACAGTCTGCCGCTGGCGGACGACCTGGCGCCCAAGGTGCTGGCCAAACAACCTGACCCCAACTCGATTTGGGCCGCTCGCCAAGCGGCCCAAACTGGAACCGCGCAAAGCGCGAAAGGAGCACGAGCATGACCATCAAACAGGAACCGATGCACGCAGGTGAATTCCTGCTGTCCGAAGGCGCGGGCAATATTTCGCGTGAAGCGATCAACGTCGCGGCCGGTACAGCGTTGTGGCCCGGACAAATCCTCGGGCTGGTAACCGCCTCCGGCGAATTCGCGCCCTACGAACCGACTGCTGAGGACGGCACCGAAAACGCTGTCGCCATTCTCTATGGCCCGCTTGGCGAATCCGATGTGGTGCGTCGCGGTCGCGCCGTGGTGCGGTTGGCCGAAGTCAGCGAAGCACACCTGACCGGCCTGGATCTGGCCGCCGAGAAAGCACTCGCCACTCATTTCGTGATCGTTCGCTAAGTCGATCCTTTTTTTATATGCATCCCGCCGCGTGCGGGATTTTTCGTTTCTGGAGAGTACCCATGGCCGATATCGCCATTTTTGACGACGAAGCATTCAGCGTCGATTCGCTGACCGCTGCACTCAATGATCAACCGTACCTGCCAGGGCGCATCAGCGCACTGGGTTTGTTTCGCGAGGAAGGCATTACCACCCTGACCGTGCAGATCGAGAAGGACGGCGACACCCTGGCACTGGTGCCGGCCGGTGAGCGCGGTACGTCCGGCCTGGTGGTCGCGGCCAGCAAGCGCAGCCTTATCCCGTTCAACACCGTGCACCTGCCGGAACGCTTCACCATCAAAGCCGATGAGATTCAGGGTATCCGCGCCTTCGGTACTCGCACTGAGTTGCAGGCGGTGCAAGACGTGGTCAATGCGCGGCTGGCCAAGGCGCGGCGCCAGTTGGACGCCACGCACGAATTCCAGCGCATGGGCGCATTGAATGGCCAGATCCTCGACGCCGATGGCAAAACCGTACTGCTGGATCTCTATGACCGCTTCGGTGTGAAGCGGCAAAAGATGTCCATGGGACTGGCGGATCCAGAGACTGAATTGCGGGTTCAATGCGGCGAGGCGCTGGATATGCAGGAGGATGCATTGGGTAGCGTGACCAGTACTGGCTCGCGCGCCTTCTGCGGTAAAAACTTTTGGAACAAGTTCATCGTCCACCCCTCGGTAAAAGAAACCTACCTCAACAGTCAGCAAGCGGCCGCGCTGCGGGGTGATGCCCGGGAAAGCTTCGAGTTCGGCGGCATTATTTGGGAGCGCTACCGTGGCAAGGTGGCCGGCGTGTCGTTCGTGCATGACGATAAGGCACTTCTGATCCCTGAAGGCGTGCCAGATTTGTACATCTCGGTGTTTGCGCCGGCCGACTACATGGAAACGGTCAACACTCAGGGCATTCCGTACTACAGCATGATTGAGCCGCTGCCCTTCAACAAAGGCATGGCCGGTGAGGCGCAGTCGAACCCGCTGCATCTTTGCACGCGACCGCGCGCCCAAGTCTTGCTGGAACTCTGACCGTGGGCTTTCGCGACCTGATCGCCGAGGTCGACGCGGTGGTGTTCGAAACGCTGGGCGATACCGCGTGGATTGAGGGGCGCAAAGAACCAGTGCTCGGTATGTTTGCCGCGCCCTGGCTGCAACCCAAGTTCGGCAAGCTCAACACCGGATTGCGCGAGCCGCGCTTCGAGATCCGCGTCAGTGATTCCCATGGTCTGGAACAGGGCATGCTGGTTAGCGTCGACTTGCCTGCCTTGGACGGCGGTGGTGACTACGACCTGATTCAGCTCGAGCCGAGCGGAGACGGTTTGGTCGCTTTGATCTTGAGGATGCGAGCATGAGCGTCGGCAGTTATTACAAATCCTCGGCCAGTGGCGGGATGCTGACAATTCAGTCTTCGGCGGCAGATTTGCAAGCCTTTGAAGGTTTCGCTGCATTGGTGCCGAAAGCTGCCGCTGCTGCTCAGCGTCGAGCCATCAACAAAACGTTAGGGTGGCTGCGCACTCACATTGCGCGTGCGGTGGGCCGGCAGGAGCGCATCGCCGTAGCAGCGGTGCGTCAGCGCTTGCGCAGCTACCCGGTCGCCGGCAGAGCCGCAAGCGGTAAATTGTGGTTTGGACTGAATGCCATTGAGTCCAGCCGGATCGGTCGCGCACGGCAAAACGGCAGCGGCGTATCAGTGGCGGGGCGCCGTTATCAAGGCGCTTTCCTCAAACAGGTCTACGGCAACAAGCCCGATATCTGGATCCGTACCGCAAGCAAGCACTTCAATTCGAACGACTACCCCGATACGACAGCGTCGGCGAGGGGCGGTGCCAGTTCTGGATGGGTCGCGGAGAACGGCAGTCGCTTTCCACTGGCAAAGGCCAAAGTTTCGCTTGAGGGAGCCCGTCCGCACTTCGACGAGTGGGTCAAGCGCGCCCATGGCCGTTTGCTGGAGATCCTGCAGCAGGAGCTGAACTTTGAGTTTCAAAAGTACCTGAAGGGGACGGCCAATGTCTGACGAACCATTCACGCTGGATGAGCTTTATCAGGCGATCGAACAGCAGGTATCGAGCCATCTGCCAGGTGTCAAAGCAGTCACGGCATGGCCCAACATCAAGGATCGCATTGCGCTGCCTGCAGTGTTCATCGAAATGGCAGAAATGGAACCCGGTGCTGACATCGGTACCGGGCAGACCTCGCTGATCTGCAGGTTCGAAGCGCGGATCATCGTCGACCCGATTCGTGCGCAGCATTGTCAGCAGGCCGCACACTTGGCCGCCCAACTGGCGGTGCTGTTGCGCCTGCAAACCTGGGGCGTTGCGGTCGAGCCTGCCGAGTTCGTTCAGGCCATGCAGGACTGGACCAAGCCGGAGTTGGATGGCTACACCGTATGGGTCGTTGAATGGACCCATAAGCTGTATTTGGGGGCAGAGGAATGGCCTTGGTCAGATGATCCCGAAGTGGTTCCCGAGAACGGCGGCTTTCCGGTGGAAGTTGTGTTGGCGCCGGAAGACTCGCCATGAGTTACGCCAGTGCAGAGCATGACCGCATGATCGCGGCCATGCTGATGCCTTGCGTAGTGGTGGGGGTGGATCTACCGGCAGGAACTGTGCGGGTGTCGAGTGGCGAATGGACAAGTGCTTGGGTGCGCTGGCACAGCCTTGCCGCCGGCAAGGCGCGGCACTGGCGCGCGCCGAGTCCTGGTGAGCAGGGGGTGCTGTTCAACCCCAGTGGCCAGGCCGGCATGGGCACTTTCATTCCGGGGCTGTACGGCAATGCCGGCGCCCAACCGGACAACCGCGACCACGTTGAGGTCTGGCGTTTTGATGATGGCGGTTCGGTGGTCTACGACTGGCAGGCCAAGAGCTACACCATCACCCTGCCGACCGGCACGGTGACGATCAAAGTCGGCAGTACAGAACTCGTCGTTACGGATAACGCGGTGACAGTGAAGTCGAGAACGATCGATCTTGAGGGCGCTTTGAACATCAAGGGGCCGGTCAATATCGACGGTACGTTACACGTCACCGGTAACATCGACGGCGACGCGAACATCATGGCCGTCGGCAGTAGCGACAATCACCACAAGCATTAATCACCCATCCAGCCCGCCCCGTGCGGGCTTTTTTATGCCCGGAGGAATCCCATGGCCAAGAACAATGAGCAAGCGATCGATGAGCAACTGCCGTCACCGATTCGCCAACCCGTGCCAGCTCAACTTCAAACGCCGGATCTACTGTTGAAGTTCCGCGATACGGTCTTCACCTCGCGCACCTTGTGCATCCCTGGAACGAATCGAACGCTGTCGGTGGTCAAGGCCACTGTCGAGGTCTCGGCGTCCGATGAACAAGCGGTCACCTACCTGAAATCCCATCCCGAAATTGAACCCCCGGAGTGACGTAAATGATCGGAATGGATCGCCACACCGGCCAGCCCATTGCCGATTTGCCGAGCGTCATTCAGTCCATCGGCGACATCCTCAGCACGCCGATCGGCAGCCGCCGGGTGCGTCCTGAATATGGCAGCAAGGTGCGTAGTTACGTGGACTTGCCGGTTAACGCCGGGTGGAAAAGCTCGGTTCAAGCCGAGGCCGCACGCGCGATCGAGCGGTGGGAACCGCGCGTGCAGCTTGGGAGCGTCCGTGTGAAATCGGTGCTGGGCGGAAAGATTGATTTTGTTGTTGCCGGCAAGTACCTGGGCAACGACTTCGTGGCCGAGGTGAGTACATGAGTGTCTTGGATCTGTCCGCACTGCCGGCGCCGGACGTGCTGGAACCGCTGGATTATGAGCTGACCTTTCAAGATTGCCTCAGCACCTTTCGGGTCGACCTGGGCGACAACTGGACGGCCAACATGGAATCCGATCCGGTGGTCAAGCTGCTGGAGACGGGGGCCTATATCAAGCTGGGCAACCGCGCCCGGGTCAACGACGCGTCCAAGGCGCTGCTGTTGGCCTACGCGATCAAGAGTGACCTTGACCACCTTGGGGCCAATGTCAATCTGCCGCGCCTGGTGATTCAAGCCGAGGATCTGACCGTCACGCCGCCGGTGCCTGAAGTGCTGGAGGAAGACGACCCGTACCGCGAGCGCATCCAGTTGGCTTATGAGGGGTTGACCACGGCCGGGCCGCGTAACAGCTACATCCTGCACACACGCAACGCCTCGGGGCTGGTGGCTGACGCCTCGGCCGAAAGTCCATCACCGTGCAACGTTACGGTAACGGTGCTTAGCACTGAGGGAAAAGGCGAGGCCAGCGACGAGTTGCTGGACGTGGTGCGGCTGGCAGTGAATGACGAAGACGTTCGGCCGCTCGGCGATCGGGTCAAGGTGCAAAGCGCGGAAATCCTCGACTACAGCATTGATGCCATTTTGCACATGAGCAGTGCGGGGCCTGAGGGCGAGGCCAGCCGGGCGGAAGCCGAGCGACGACTGGCGGCATGGATCAATCCACGCAAGCGGCTGGGGGTTGAGGTGGCCCGGTCGGCGGTGGATGCGCAGTTGCACATTGCCGGCGTCTCGCGGGTTGAACTGACCGGATGGGTCGATCTGGCTCCCACGAAGGCGCAGGCGGCGTTCTGCACGGGTTACACGGTGAAGCTGGCGGGGGAAGCATGAAAAGCCTTCTGCCGAGCAATAGCACGCCACTGGAGCGGGCAATCGAGGCGGCTTTCTACGAGCGCACGATTGTCCCGCTGCGCACGCTGTACGACCCCGACACTTGCCCGGCTCAGCTGTTGCCGCATCTGGCGTGGGCGTGGTCTGTCGATCGCTGGGATTACCGATGGTCTGAGGCTACCAAGCGCGCGGCCATCAAGGCCTCTTTCTACATCCACAAGCACAAGGGCACGATCGGCGCGCTGCGCCGGGTGGTCGAGCCGCTGGGCTATCTGATCGAGATTGTCGAGTGGTTCAACACCGTGCCCGAGGGCGTGCCGGGCACCTTCGCGCTGAAGGTCGGCGTTCTTGATACCGGCATCACCGAGGAAATGTATCAGGAGCTAGAGCGCCTGATTGACGACGCCAAGCCCGTCACGCGACATCTGACCGGGCTGGCGATCAGCCTGGAAACACAAGGCGATTTGAATATTGCCGTGTCCCTTTACGAAGGCGACGAAATCGACGTTTACCCGCCCGTCATGCGTGACATCGAGGTCACCGGCAGCTTCGGCGTGGTCGGTCGCGAACACACCATTGACACCCTGGACGTTTATTATGATTGATGCGAATTCGCAGTTTTTCGCGATCCTCACGAACGTGGGGATGGCCAAGCAGGCGAACGCCGACGCACTCGGCATTCCCTGGCTGATCACGCAAATGGGCGTGGGTGATGCCAACCCGAACGGGCTGGCAGATCCGCCCAACCCGGTACCGGCGGCCGGACAAGCCAAATTGCTCAATGAGTGGCGCCGCAAGCCGCTCAATCAACTGAAAATCGATCCCGTCAACCCGGCGGTGGTCATCGCCGAGCAGATCATTCCCGCCGATGAAGGCGGTAAGTGGATTCGCGAAATCGGTCTGTACGACGCAGACGGGGATCTGGTGGCGGTGGCCAACTGCGCGCCGAGCTTCAAGCCGTTGCTGTCGCAGGGTTCGGGCCGCACGCAAATCGTGCGCATGAATTTCATCGTCACCAGTACCGGCAACATTCAGCTCAAGATTGACCCGGCGATCGTGCTGGCCTCGCGGGCCTACGTCGACGCGGTCATTCTGGAAGTGCTGCCGAAGAACAAGACGCCGGGTCAATACACGCGCGTCAAGGTCAACGATCGTGGTGTTTTCGTATCGGGTGATAACCCGGAAACGCTCGCCGGCATGGGCATCAAGGACACTTACACCAAGACCGAGATCGAGGCGATGATTGCTCAGGCCTCGGCGTTGCCAGTGGGTGCCATGGTGGCGTTTCCGCTGGACAAGATCGCGCCCGGGTTTATGGAGCTGGACGGCAGTGTTAAAAGCATTGCGGTCTATCCCGATCTGGCGACGTTTCTCGGCACGGCTTTCAACAAGGGAGACGAAGGTGCGGGTAATTTCCGCTTGCCGGAATCCCGCGCGGAGTTCCTGCGGGGCTGGGATCATGGGCGCGGGGTTGATGCTGGACGTGCGGTTGGCAGCTATCAAGTCGGCACTAAGATTCAAGGTGACGACGGTGTTGGCCCCACGATTCAAGGAATTGCCAACGTCTCGCAGATTGATGCTGATCCTGCGCCGGGCTTCGCGGCGGATATCAACTACACCTCGACAGGGATGCAATCCGGTTCGTTTGGCACGGCATATTGGCGAACTGTGCGCCCACGCAACTTGGCCGTGATGTGGTGCATCAAGGCCTGGAACGCGCCGATCAATCAGGGAAACATCGACATTGCCGCGCTTGAGACTTTGGCAACGCAGGCCACCGAAATCAAGCTCGGCACGGCCAAGATCGCCACGCAAACGCAGGCCGACGCGGGCACCGATGACGCCACGATCGTGACCCCGAAAAAAATGCGCTGGGGGTTTCAAATCCAGAAGGCCATTAATGGCTACATTGTGTTCCCGTCGTGGCTCGGCGGCTTGATCATCCAGTGGGGCAATAACACCGTCAACGCGGCTGACACTTTGGTGTCCTTTCCAATCCAGTTTCCGAATGCTCCGTGTGCGCTGGTGTTTGGGCAAAACGAGGCGACTCTGTCCTTTCACAATAACTACTTGGTGGCCACGGGGTTTAAGTACCGCAACGCTGCTGCGACTTATCCTGATGCCTTCTCCTGGATCTGCATCGGTTACTGAGGTGAGCCATGAAGTACGCAGTATTTAACGAAGATTTGACGTTGCGGACGTGTCTGATTAGCGGGGTTCATCAGATCCCCACTTCGGCGATCAGGGTCGATGACGGCCTTTTTCTTCGGATCACTCAGGAGACTGACGGCATTTGGCGTCTGGTCGACGGGGAGGTGGTCAAGGGCGAGCGCCCGGCGCCGGTGCCGGATTATGCGCAGTTAGTCGCTGTCGAGCGCTACAAGCGTGAGGCCACTGGCGTCACCGTCGATGGCCTGCAAATCGAGACGACGCGTGACAGCCAGGCGCTGATTGCCAGTACTGGATTGTCCGCCGTCCTCGATCCCGAATATCGCTGTAACTTCAAGACGGTGACGGGCTTTGTCGAGATCGGCTCAGCTCAGATCATCGCCATTGCCAAGGCGGTGCGGGCGCACGTCCAAGCCTGTTTTGACCGTGAGCTGACGCTGTTGCGCGCGATCGAGGCCGGTGAGTTTCACGACGACATGCTGTCGCAGGGCTGGCCGGATTCCTCGCCGCCAGATCCTGCCGAGCTGCAATAGACGCCCCGCACTGACGGGGCGTTTTCTTTTCCGTTACGCGTAACACGAACACCCTCACAGCCTCGCTTATGCGGGGCTTTTTCGTTTCTGGAGATTGACACTTATGAGTGGTTTTTTTCACGGCGTCACGACCACGCTGATTGATACCGGTGCGCGCACTATCTCGCTGCCGTCGTCCTCGATCATTGGTCTGTGCGACACCTTCACCCCCGGCGTTCTCGGCGGCGGCACGGCCAAAGCCGGCGAGCTGATGCTGATCACGACCGAGCGCGAGGCGATCGCCGCCTTCGGCGCTGACTCGGCGATCACCAAGGCCTGTCAGGCGATCTATGTTCGGGCCAAGGCGGTAATCGTCGCTATCGGTGTGCCCAAGCTGGAAGACGCCGCGCTGCAAACCTCGGCGATCATTGGCGGCGTGCTGGCCTCGGGTCAACGTACCGGCCTGCAAGCGCTGCTCGATGGCAAGAGCAAGCACAACGCGCAACCCAAACTGCTGATCGCCCCGAAGCATTCGGCGACTCAAGCGATTGCCACGGCCATGGATGCGTTGGCCGGCAAGCTGCGCGCGATCGCGATTATCGACGGCCCTAACACGACCGACGAAGCGGTGATTGAGTACGCCGAGAACTTCGGCAGTAAGCGCCTGTATCTGGTGGATCCGGGTGTGCAGTTCTGGGACACGGTCACCAGTGCGACGATCGACGCGCCGGGTTCGGCATGGACTGCCGGCCTGTTCGCCTGGACGGACGAAACCTACGGTTATTGGGCCTCGCCGTCGAACAAGGAGTTTGTCGGCATCACCGGTACTTCGCGCCCAGTTGAGTACCTGGACGGCGACGCGACTTGCCGGGCGAACCTGCTCAACAACGCCAATATCGCCACGATCATTCGTGACGGCGGTTATCGCCTGTGGGGTAACCGCACGTTGTCGAGCGATCCGAAGTGGTCCTTCGTCACTCGCGTGCGTACCTGCGACATCCTCATGGATGCGATTCAGGCGGGGCACAAGTGGGCGGTCGACCGCTCGATCACCAAGACCTACGTCAAGGACGTGACCGAAGGCCTGCAAGCTTTCATGCGCGACCAGAAGAACGCCGGCGCGATCATCAACTTTGAGGTCTACGCGGACACCGAGCTGAACACGGCCAGCCAGATCGAGCAGGGCAAAGTGTATTGGCGCATCCGCTTCACCGACGTGCCGCCGGCGGAAAACCCGAATTTCATGATCGAGGTCACTAACGAGTGGCTGACCGAAGTGCTTGAAGCCTAAGGGGGCTTATCAATGATTCCTCAAGTTCTGAAGAACATGAACCTGTTTGTCGACGGCGTCAGTTTCGCCGGCGACGTGCCGACGCTGACGCTGCCCAAGCTGACCCAAAAAGTCGAGGACTACCAAGGCGGCGGCATGTTCGCCCCGATCGAGTTCGCGGTGGGCCTGGAGAAAATCGAGTCGGCTTTTACCACCAACGGCGTGCGTCGCGAGGCGCTGAAGTTCTTCGGTCTGGCTGACCAGACCGCCGCCAATCTGGTGTTCCGTGGCGCCTTCGCAGATCTGAAAGGCCGCGTGACGCCTGTGATCGTCACCATGCGCGGCGGTGTGAAAGAGGTGGACATGGGCGACTGGAAACCGTCGACCGTGGGTGAAATCAAGCACGGCGTAAAGATCACCTATTACAAGCTCGAAATCGACGGGCGCGTGATGTTCGAGGTTGACCCGCTCGCCATGATTTTTGTGGTGGATGGCGTTGACCAACTGGCTGCCGAGCGTTCGGCCCTGGGCATGTAAGGAATTAGAAAATGACTCAAGTGAACGCGGAAAAGAAAGATCCTTCCTGGTTGGTCGTCAGTGACGACGGCGTGGTCATCAACCTGAAGGGGGCCGCCGAGTTCGGCGGCATCAAGGTCGACAAGTTGACCATGCGCGCCCCGACCGTGCGCGATCAGCGCGCTGCTTCGGCGGGCGCGAAAGGCGACTATGAACAGCTCGAAATCAACATGTTTTGCAGTCTGTTGCAGGCGCTGCCGGACGAGATTGCGGCACTGACTACGCGCAACTACAACCGCCTGCAGGCCGGCTATTTTCGCTTGGTCGAAGAGGATGAGCTTTAACGCCGAGACCCAACGGGTGGCGGCCAAGACTTTGGCGAGAGAGACGGGTTTCTCTGCCGCCGAGATCGAGGCCATGCCCTTTGACCGGATGCTGTGGTGGCTCAGGGATTGAGCCGCTTTCGACTGAGCAAGGTAGGGCACGCACATGAGCAATAAACTTGCGCTCGGGTTGGTCATTGGCGGGGCGGTCAGTTCCACGGTGGGAGCGGCGTTCAAGGACGTCACCGGCCGCATCAAGAAATTGGAGGAAACCGGCAAGCGCGCCCGGGTTCTTGAAAAGACCATTGGCGACACCATGCGCCTGCGCGATGAGTGGCGAAAGGCGCATTTGGCGGGCGAGAAGGGTGCCGACGCCCTGCGCAAGAAGCTGGAAGCCAACCTCGCCGCGCTGAAGAAGGAAGGCGTCGAAGTCCGCAATCTGGGCAAGGCTTACACTCAGATGGGCAGGACGGCGCGCGGGGCCGAGCTGAAGGCCAAGGGGCACACGCAGCTCGATGCCGGCAAGCAGCAGATGAAAAGCAGCATCGGGCAAGCCACCGCCGCCTCGGCTGCGATGGTGATTCCGGCCAAGATCAGCGCGGACTATGGCGCGATCATTCGTGACATCGCGATCAAGGCCAACATTGCCAACACGCCAGAAGAGGCGACGCTGTCCAAGACCGTGATCGACACGTCACGCGATACCGGCATGGCGCGCAATCAGGTGGCCGAGGTGGTCAACGCCCTGGTGGGCGCCGGCATGGAGCTGGACAAGGCAATGGCTTATGCGCCGACGGCGGCCAAGTTCGCCGTGGGTCAGGGTTCGGACGGTACTGAAACCGCGCGGATGATCAACGCCTTGGGGCAGAACGCCAAGATCACCGACCCGGCGATGATGCAAAAGGCATTGGAAGCGATCGCCTATCAAGGGCAGGCGGGTAGCTTTGAGGCGGCCGACATGGCGCGCTGGTTCCCGGAACTGCTCGCAGGCATGGGCAAGCTGGGCATTACCGGCATGGACTCGGTGACGCAACTGGGGTCGATGCTGCAAGTGCAGATGAAGACTGCCGGCGGCTCGGACGAGGCGGCCAACAACCTCAAGAACTGGATGGAGAAAATCGGCTCAGGCGACACCGTAAAGGCGTACCAGAAGGCCGGCATCGACTATCAAGGCTCGATGAACACCGGGCTGCAGAATGGCAAGTCCACTCTGGAATCCAGCTTTGCACTGGCCCAAAAATACATTGAGGCGACCGACCCCAAGAAGGCCGCCGAGATGGCCAAGGCCACGGCCGCGATCAGCAAGGAATCTGATCCCGAGAAAGCCAAGGCCATGATCGCCTCGCTGGAATCGGCGTTGCGAACCGGCGACCTGTTCGCCGATATGCAGGTCAAGGGCGCCTTGACCGCGTACATGCAGAACAAGGATCTGTACGACAGCCTGAAAAAGGAGTCGGCCAGCGCGACCGGGATTCTGGATAAGAACCTGGAAGAGCGCCGGCAGTCGTCGGCGCAAAAACAGTCGGAAATGGTGCAAAGCCTTGACGACTCGATGCGCGCGATCGGCGACGCCATGCGTCCGCTGACGGATGCCGTGACGGAGGGTATCGGCTCTGTGGCGGGCAAGTTGGCCATGTTGGCCGACGAGTCGCCGCGACTGGTGACGGGTATCGGTCTGGCCACTGCCGGCTTGATTGGTCTGTCGACGGCGATGAGCGCTCTCAAGATGGCTAAGGGGCTGATGAACATCGGCCGTGGCTCGCTGATGGGCAATCCGAACATTCCGCAAAAGGTGATCGTGACCAACATGGGCGCCGGTGGTGGCCTGGGTGACGGGCTGGACATCGGCGACGTGGATGGCGGCGAGGATAAAAAAGACAGGAAGGGCAAGAAGGGCAAGAAGGTCGGTCGCAAGGGTGTTGGTGGAAAGGGTGTTGGTGGCGGTGTCGAGATGGCGCGCGGGGTCGGCAACGTCGTGAAGGGCACGGCCGTAGTGGCGGTGGCCGATGCCGGTTTCAAGGCCTATGACACCTACATGAACGCCGAAACTCAGGACGAAAAGGCCGAGGGTTATGGTGCGGCTGCCGGTGGGTTGGCCGGTTCGCTCTCTGGTGCAGCAGCGGGGGCAGCCCTCGGCACGATGATTATGCCGGTGATCGGCACGGCGATCGGGGGGCTGATCGGTGGCTTGATTGGCAGTTACGGCGGCGATGCCTTGGGCGGGTACGTCGGCAAATCGATGTTCGGCACTGAAGACGCGCTGAAGAAAATCCCGGATGCCGGGCCGTTGATGATGGCCAATGCCGGCAAAGACATGGCGCCGAAGCTGGGCGACACCTCGTTGGGTGCTACGGCCAAGGCGTTCGCGCCGACAACCACTGGCCCTCTGATGCTGATCAATCCCGGCAAGGGGCTGGATGTCGGCGCGACGATGGCCCCGGCCGTTCCGGAGGCGCCGCCGGTGTCGTATGACCCGCGCGACCTGAATTCGAAGGACGCCATGCTGTTGCCGCACTTTGCCAACAAGGTGCGCTTCCCGGGTTCGGAACTGCGTCGGCCGAAGGTGATTCGCTCCGGGCTGGAAGAGCCGACGCCGCCGCCTCAGATCGGCATGGCCGCCAAAGACATGATGATGCCACCGGCCAGCGCAGACGCGGCGGCGGGGGCATTGGTCATGCCGATGGCAGCGGCGCCGGCGGCGCCAAAAGTCGAGTCCAACGTGGCGATTCAGGCGCCGTTTTCGCTGGTGGTCAACGGCGACGTGAAGGATGGCAATCAGCTTTTCGCGCAGATCAAGCCAATGCTCGATCAGCACTATCGCGACATGGCCAAGCAGATGGGGGGCAATCAGCTCTATGACACGCCACACGTTTGATAAGGGGGGCACATGGAAGCATTGGGGCAGTTGCAATCGGGGCTGAAGTACTTGGCCACGGCAGGCGAAACCGGCCGGCGCAGTTTGGACGGAATGCTGTCACCGGTGAATGGCGCGATCGGCGAAATCACCGGCGCCGCGTCCGAGCTGGAAAGCCTGCCCTTTGTCGGGCCGGCGATCGGGGAAAAGCTTCAGCGGGCCATGCGCGGGATCAACGTCGCGCAGGCGCAAGTCGGGCGGGTAGTGGCCATGTACGGCACGGCCACCCGCGCGGTCGCCCAGGTGGAGGAACGCTTGGGTGTGCTGAAGGAGCAGGCCGGCAAGGCCGCCACGGCCATTAACAAGATCGCCGGCAAGATCAGCCCGTCATTGGCCAACATCGTGCCCACCGGCACCTTTGCCACGGATCAGACGCCGGCGCCGGAGGCGGTGAAGCCGTTCCCGCACCTGCTGATCATCCAGCCGCAAGACCCCAAGGCGCAGCCGTATTTCTTCAACCTGGACACGGCGGCCTTTGACGAGCTGCGCCGGTCGACCAAATTCCGCTGGGCCTCGCAAGAGCGCCTCTCGCGGCGGCCGGCGCAGCAGGGCGTGGGCATTGGTGACGAGAAAATCACCCTCAAGGGTGTGATCCTGCCGGGGCTAAAAGGCGGGTTAAAGCAGCTCGACACCCTGCGCGCGATCGGCGGAAAGCTTCAGCCGCTGACCCTGACCACCGGTTATGGCGATGTGCTGGGAACGTGGTGCCTTGAAAACGTCGATGAAGAACAAAGCGCGCTGATGCAGGGCGGTATCCCGCGCAAGCAGGCCTTTACCTTGGAGTTTGTGCGCTATGGCGACGACATGCAGGACGTCTGATGGGGATCTGCTCGATACCATCTGTCACAACTATTACGGCCATCTGGATGGCTGTGTCGAGGCGGTGCTTGATGCCAATCAGGGGCTGGCCGATGAAGATCAGCCCTACCGCGCCGGCGTGGTGATCGTGTTGCCGGATCTGCCGCAGCCGGTGACCGAGGCGATTACCTTGTGGAATTGACCCCGTCCGGAGTCCTCGCCGGCGGATCCTCGCGTTACGCGTAACGCTCTGTGTTTGCTTGCCCCGTCCTGTGCGGGGCTTTTTTTTGGGAAATATTCATGACACCGCGCTTTCGTATTGTGGTCGACGGGACCGACATCACTGCCCTGTTGAATGATCGGCTGATTCAATTGAGTGTCACCGACAAGACCGGGATGGAGTCCGACGAGTTCGAACTGCGCATTGACGATCGGGACGGGCTGGTGACGTTGCCGCGCAAAGGCGTGGGCATCGAGATCTATCTGGGCTATCAGGAGACGTCGCTGGTCCGGCTGGGCCGCTATGTGGTCGACGGGGTCGCGGTGTCTGGCCCGCCGGATACGATTGTGATCAAGGGCAAGGCCAGCGACATGCGTGGCAGTGGCAAGACCGTGCGCAGCGGGAGCTGGGAGGACGTGCCGCTATCGGCGATCGTTGGCGATATCGCCGCGCGCAACGGCTGGTCGCCGGCGTGTCCGGTGGGCACGAAGGTCGCGCGGGCCGATCAGCTCAATGAATCCGACTTCAATTTTGTCACGCGCCTGGCTAAGCAATACGACTGCACGGCGAAGGTCGCCGACGGCAAGTTGTTGGTCATGCCGCGTCAGGGCGGGCAGAGCGCAAGCGGTAAGGTGCTGCCGCCGATCGTGATCAAAAAAAGTGACGTCAGCCGCTGGCAGTTCAACTTTGAGGATCGCGATTCGCACAAGGCGGTCGGGGCCAAGCATCAAGACAAAAAGACCGGTGAGCTGGCTGTGGTGTCGCTGGAAAACGACGACGCCCCGGCCGGGCTGCCGGCGGTGCATACCGATCGGCATATCTACCCGAACAAGACCGCCGCCCAGGCAGCGGCACGGGCGCGTTTGGCGGCGTTCAACCGCTCCACCGCCGGCGTGCGCCTCGAAATGGAAGGGCGTACTGATCTGTTTGCGGAATGCCTGATCATCGCCCAAGGCTTCAAGGTTGGGCTTGATGGCGAGTTTCTTGCCGAGTCGGTGCAGCAGACGTACACCCAATCCGGCTGGTCGACCACCGTTGAATGTAACGGCGGCAAGAAGGGCAAGGCCAACGCCAAGGGCAAGAAAGGGAAAAAGCCGGCCAAGCCGGTCAAAATCGTCAACCTCGCATAACGCCATCAGTCTCAATCATCCGCCGCCTTGAGCGGCTTTTTCATGTCTGGAGTTTGTATGCCAATTACGGAGCAACAGCTGCAACGCATCATGCCCAACGCCCGCCGCCAAGCGGGCGTTTTTGTATCCGCCCTCAACGCAGCAATGGCCCATCGGCAGATCAACACGCCGAAACGCCAAGCCGCGTTCCTGGCGCAAGTCGGTCACGAATCGGGTCAGCTGCAGTACGTCCGGGAACTGGGCGGCGACCAGTACCTGAGCAAATACGACTCCGGCAGCCTGGCTGCGAAACTGGGCAACACGCCAGCAGCGGATGGTGATGGCCAGCGCTATCGCGGTCGCGGCCTGATCCAGGTCACTGGCCACGACAACTACCTGCGCTGCAGCTTGGCGCTGTTCGGTGACGAGCGATTGCTGCGCACGCCTGAACTGCTGGAGCTGCCGCAGTGGGCGGCTGAGTCGGCGGCATGGTTCTGGTGGATGCGTGGCCTCAACGCATTGGCGGATCGCAATGAATTTGAAGCAGTTACTCGAAAGATCAATGGCGGGCTCAATGGCCTGCAGGATCGCCTGCAGTTGTGGGAGCGGGCGAGGGCGGTTCTATGTTGATCCCCACGTCTTATCGTTTGCTGGCCGTGGGAGCGGGACTGGCCATTGTCGCCGGCGGATCTGCTGCTTTGACGTGGCAGGTTCAAGACTGGCGATACGGTCAGCAGCTGCAGCAACAAGCTCAATCGCACGCCGAAACGCTCAACGAACTCACGCTAGCCTCAGCGACCATGCAGCGCGCCGAACACGACAAGCGCATCGCGATTGAGCAGCGCCTGGCAACCAGTGATCAAACCCATTTTCGAGCCATGACCGATGCCCAACGTGATCAAAGTCGCCTGCGTGACCGCCTTGCTACTGCTGATGTGCGCTTGTCAGTCCTACTCGACGCCACCGCTTCCACCGGCAACTGTGCAGTGCCAACCGCCACCAGCACCGTCGGCGTGGTTCATGGAAGCGTACGAGCCCCACTTGACCCGGCGCATGCTCAACGAATTGTCGGCATCACCGATGACGGCGATCGAGGATTGATAGCGCTGGCTGCATGCCAAGCCTACGTTCGGGAGGTTTCACAGAGCAGGAAAGAGCCGACTACAGGCTTGTGAGGAATGCCTTCAGCTCTCAAATGCAGCAGACTAGACCGCTGCGAGGAGTTTTCTACCGGTTAGGTCTAACCGAATATTTGAATGGCCAACAACAGTCCCAGTGAGACTGATTGTGCCTTTCTCGTAGTCGATTTCCCCGGTAGCTTCCAAGGTGTAATTATCGATCCCGGTGACGCTCGTATTCCCATTCTTCCACTTCGAGACCTGAAACTGCTCTGTGAATTTTCCTGAGGCAGTTGGTACATGGCCTTGATAGAGGAAGTTGTCATCCCCGCCATTGACTGAGCCATCTTTGATCACGACGACCCCGGCCCCGTTGTCCGGCAGGTTCGTTTTGAATTCTACTGCAAATATTCCGTTCGACATTTCGAGTCTCCTGTGTGATGGCCGTTTGATGCTAGGTCACCTGTGGAGATTCGCAAGGTAGGGCGGAAATTCATTTAACGTCCCATAAAAAAGAGCGGCCGGCCCGGGTGCGTCAACACCAGGATCGACCGCCGTCCCTGCAGATTGTCCCTGCAAGTCCAGCCAAGGCTCTTGCTCCGTGCACAAAGCGCGGCGAGCCTAGCACCTGTTTATCCATACAGTAAAGGTCTTGCTTTCATGTCTACACCCATCATCCCTTGGATGGGCGGCAAACGCCGCCTGGCCGATCGCCTCATCCCGCTTTTTCCGCCACACGAATGCTACGTCGAAGTCTTTGCCGGCGGCGCCGCTCTGTACTTCATGAAGCCCCAGCCATCGCCGGTCGAAGTCCTCAACGACATCAACGGCGACCTGGTCACGCTTTACCGCGTCGTGCAGAACCACCTCGAAGAGTTCGTGCGCCAATTCAAATGGGCGCTCAGTTCGCGACAGGTGTTCGAATGGCAGAAAATGACCCGCCCCGAAACCCTCACCGACATCCAGCGCGCCGCTCGATTCTTCTACCTGCAGCACCATGCCTTCGCTGGCAAGGTCTCCGGTCAGACGTTCGGCACGGCGACCACCGCACCGGCCATCAACCTGCTGCGCATCGAGGAAAATCTCTCGGCCGCGTGGCAGCGCCTGTCCGGCACCTACGTCGAAAATCTCCCTTGGCTTGAATGCGCGGAACGCTACGACCGTGCCCACACCTTCCACTACATGGATCCGCCTTACTGGCAGACCGCCGGGTATGGCGTGGACTTTCCGTTCGAAAACTACGAGCGGATGGCCGACTTCATGCGCCGCTGCAAAGGCAAAGTGATGGTCAGCATCAACGACCACCCAGACATCCGCCGCGTGTTCGAAGGCTTCCACCTCGAGACCTTGGACATTCGCTACACCACGACCAACCAGCGACAGGGGACGGCCGAAGTCAGTGGCGAGTTGGTGATCATGAATTGGGAGCCGGCAGCGTTGGGTGGGCTGTTCTGATCACCAGGGTGCGAATCCGGGGCATCCAATCCCCCACAGCTGCAACAGTTCGGTGAGTTTTATAAGAAACTCGACAGTTGCCATCAGAAGAATCAGAACATTCATTTTTTATTCTCGCAAAGAAACGTGCCGCGCTTATGGGCGCGGTAGCGGAAAGGAGTAGGTCGATCTGTTTTTAAACTAGATGTTTGTTGCGGTATTCGTCAATGGTTGATCGAGATTAATTACGTCTGCTGCTGCGAATCCACTCGGGGAAGTTGTAGTAGGGCTGAATGTGTATGCACCCGCATCACCTTCATGGTGCTAGGGCTGAGGGTGTATATGGCGGTCGGGGATTAGGGCAATGGGTGTATATCGCAAGCTGGTATCGGGCAATGGGTGTATATGAATGATCTGACCTATTTTTCGAGTTGGTCCTACACCTGTTTATTACACGCAAAGTGGAAATTACGTACATAAGTATGTAAGTAAGGCGTGGTCTTTTTCCGGCCGTGGGAAAGCGAAGTGCTTGTTGTTACTGGCTCCGCAAGTATTCGCCACGTCTAAACAGTTAATCTGTTATTTACACGAAAGTTGTAAATCGTGTTGCTAGCAGTCAACGTGCGCAGAGTAGGTTAGCCCGCCGTTGGAGTCACTGGAGCGATGAGCGCAGCCCCTTGGTTGCGAACATTGCCAATCGCTCGATCCACCTTGAACCATTCAAATATATCTGTCGGTTCACCTTGGTGAAGCACTATTTCTTCGGCGCGCTCTTTGGGTGTGGCTGGATCCAGCCATTCACGCGCTAGCTCGGGTGAGAGCGCTACCGGACGCCGGTCATGGATATCCACCATCCCACCGGCACTGTCAGCGGTGATGATTACGAAGCCGTCATGCTCGGTAGGTTCTCGCCCGGCGCTTGGATATTGCCCAATTGCAGCACACAGAATGGGCGCCCGGTCCCGGCGGCGAATCAAGTACGGCTGCTTTTTAGGTCCTCCTTCATCCACCCACTCGAACCAGTTATTGATCGCGACGATAGCTCGATGCGGCCAGATGGCACGAAAGAATGGGCCGTGCGCGACTTTCTCTACCCGAGCATTGATGGGGGCTGCACGATCTTTCGCCCAATGGGGCCGCCATCCCCAGCGGACCATGTCTGCATGCACAAATCCTTCCTCCTGGTGAAAGAGCGCAAGCTGTGTTGTGGGAGCTGCATTGTAGCGTTCGAGCGGCAAATCCCCGATGTGGTTGACGAGCGCGTTGGACATGCTCAATGCGGCAACGAAGTCGTGGATGCCGCTGTACTGCGAGAGTCGTCCGCACATTGCCCGCCCGCCTATCTGATATTTCCTACAAAAATTGACCGCAAGCGCTTCTGAAAGTTAACTGTACATTCGTACAGTGTCGGAAGTCGTGCGTCATGAGCTATTCAATTTTAGGCCGTATTGCAGAGGTCGGCCGGAAACTGCCTCTATGTCTGTTCCAAGTACCGGCTGGGTTTCCTTCGCCTGCAGCGGATCACATTGAGGCACACATCTCCTTGGATGAGGTGCTGAACATTCGCGCCCCGCATGTCTACCTGGTGAAAATTACCGGGGAAAGCATGCAGGGTGCGGGAATCTTTGACGGGGACCTGGCTGTCGTAGATCGTTCGCTGGAGCCGGCCCATGGCCACATCGTCGTGGCGCTGCTGAACAACGATCCGCTGTGCAAACGACTATGCATCCGCGGAAAGGATGTGATCCTTTTGTCGGAGAATCCCAAGTATCCACCACGCTACGTGCTGGAAGGGGATGAGCTGGCCATCTGGGGCGTGATCATCGGCAGCGTGCGCAGCCATGTCTAAAGCAACGCCGGTTTTCGGCCTAATCGATTGCAACAGCTTCTACGCCAGTTGCGAACGCGTGTTTCGCCCTGACCTTGCCAAGGTGCCCATCGTGGTGCTTTCGAACAACGACGGCTGCGTCATCGCCCGCAGCTACGATGCCAAGCCCTATGTGAAAATGGGCGAGCCGTACTTTCAGATCAAGAACAAGCTCAAGCAGCACGGCATCGTCCCGTTCTCCTCGAACTACGCGTTGTACGGCGACATGAGCGAACGCGTCATGACCCTGATTGAGTCGCTGGTACCGGCCGTTGAGGTGTACAGCATTGACGAAGCCTTCGCCGACCTCACCGGTATCAATGACTTGGACGACCTCGGCCGCAAGATCCGCAGCCAGGTACTGCGCTGCACAGGTATACCTGTTGGTGTCGGTATCGCGCACACCAAGACCTTGGCCAAGCTGGCCAACTACACCGCCAAACGCTTGCAGGGGCAAACCGGTGGAGTCGTGAACATCTGCGACCCAATCAAGCGCGACTGGGTGCTGCGTAACACGGACGTAGCGGAGGTTTGGGGAGTAGGACGCCGCATGAAATCGCACCTCGACGGCATGGGGATTAAGACCGCCATGGATCTGGCCAACGCAGACCCGTGGACGTTGAGAAAAAATTTCAGTGTAGTGATTGAGAAAACTGCTCGGGAATTGGCTGGCACACCGTGCCTGGAGCTGGATGAGCCAGATCCGCCCAAGCAAGAGATCTGTTGTAGTCGGATGTTCGGCAAAAGACTGAAGGAGCTGCCGCCGATCAAGGAGGCAGTGGCAACCTACATGATGCGGGCATCGGAAAAGCTCCGGGCACAAAAGTCGCTGTGCAAGAAGATCCGGGTCAGCATTCGCACCGGCATGTTCAACCCCGATGAGGCTAAATACGCAAACGGTGTCGTGATCGATCTACCGTACCCAACGGATGACGTTCGGCTATTAACGACGGCAGCGGTCAATGCACTTGATCGCGTATTCCGTACTGGTTTCAGTTACAGCAAAGCGGAAGTTCTGCTGCTGAATCTATGCCAGCCGGGCGAATACACGGACGATCTATTCGCCATTTCTCAGCCCACTGAGGCGACTAGGGTTATGGCTGTATTGGACGAAATCAATGGGCGATGGGGTAGGGGTACTCTCCGAGCTGCGAGTGTGCCGAGCAATCCAGATTGGGGCATGCGACGGGAGATGATGAGCCAAAGCTATACCACGCGCTTGGACCAGTTGTGGACAGTTAACTGTCGATAATGGGCGTTCGCTTTGGGCCGCGGTCGAACGAATACGTGCCTAAGTGTTTGCCATCGCTTCATACGTGTTGAGCGTTCGAATCTCTCCTTCACCGCCACATTCAGTAAACGCAAACCCATGATTTTACTAGAGAAAGCCGGGGGTTTGTGGTTTTTGGCGTCTGAAAAAGGCCATATGGGACTGAGATGGGACTGGGGTGCTATTTTGGTGCGTAAATGAGGCATGCCGAACGAGCGACTGACCTTCGCCGGCGACGAGATGAGCTAGGCTTTCCAAACCCAACTCCGAGGACGAATTCCATGCCCTACGATTCAGACGCCAACATCGCCACGGCCGACGCTCTGACATTACTGCTGCACAACCAGCATGCGCTTGGTGCGGCAATAGAGGAGGTCGCGAAATGGCTTTCAGAGAATGGCGTAGAGGCTGTTGCAGAAAACGCAGTTGTGGCCATGGAAACCTTGGATACAAACTCGAGAGTGATTACAGATGCGATTACGCGACTACGGCAGTTTTAGTAATCGCCCTGGCAGGTAGCATTCGATCCAAAGTGGCCTTTGTAGATTTTTGAAAAACTTTGCTTATTGTTTTGTGATTATGATACCTGATAGGGATTAACTTGGAGAATCTGAAGCGTGGGCTCAAAATCACATACTTTATTTCATTTCACAGATAGTGTTGAAACGCTTGCGAAAATTATTCGCACAGGATTTTGGCCTCGTTATTGCTCGGAAGATTTTAGGTGGTATAACGAACAGTTAGGTTATGTTGCCTATCCTTTAGTTAGTTTTTGCGATATACCATTAACAAGAATAAAAGATCATGTGGGTTTTTACGGTGGGTTTGGTTTCGGAATGTCTAGAGAATGGGCGATCCGGGCGCGCTTGAATCCTGTAATTTATTTGTCTGAAAATAGCGCACTTAGATACAGTATATTAAATCTAGCTCAGCCTGAACACTTCGTGCTGCCAGCGCAGGTGCCTAAGTTCATTGACCATCTATTCGAGTTGTTAGCTCTCATAAAGCCATTGAGTGGTAAAATGACGCGTTCTGGAGGGGGAGAAGCCGATAAAGACTTCTATTTGGAAAATGAATGGCGATTTACACCAACTCTTCCGCAAGGGCGAAAATGCATACCCATTCAAAAGTTTGAGGCTGAACAAGACGTCTATAATAAATATACTTTTGATAATTGTCTTCTGCGTTTCGATATTAAAGATATCAATTATGTGATAGTGCAAAAAGAGGCTGATCGAGCAGCGTTCTTTACTATATTGAATCAAATGGAGACAGATGGAGAATACGATGGCGCTCAGCTTCAAGAGTTGAGGTCAAATGTTATTTCTTTAGAGCGAATTGAAAAAGACTTCTAGAGTTGATGCTGAACGCGATAATTTCCTAGTAGCTTGATACACAAAATTGAGTATCTGTCGCTGGCCGATAGCGGCCTTCGACGATCGGTGCATTGAATTCCAGCCTATTTTCAATCGGGCCCCACACCTGACCCCGGTGTGGGGGCTTTTTTTATGGCCGTGGCAACCAGTCCCCGCAGGGCTGGTCTACCATTAACAGACCCTCTGGTTTTCCCCTCGACGCCTACTGACTCGCTTAGGAACCCGACTCATGTCTCACGTCTTTGAAGGCTTGGCCACCGTTGCCGTGATTGCCCGCTACGAAGGGCGTCCGCCCGCCGAGTTAACGACGCTTGAATGCCCGGTGCGCTTGAGCAAAATTGCCCTCGATCGCACCCGTGTCGAACTGGCGCACTTTCTTGAAGGTCCCAAGGACGCCAACATGCTGCGGGTGATCCTGCCCGACGGGCTGATGGTGCAGGGGTTGATTGTTGCCGGGAGCAACCAACCGCTGGGCGGCTGGTTGCTGATCGATGTCGAATCCGGCGAGCAGGGGTTTGCGCCGCCGGGGAACGGCGCTGAATCGAACGAGGGGCAGCATGGATAAGGCACTGTCCGCATTGAACTTACCGAACGCGGTGGAGGTTCAAACCCTGAAACTGCTGCACCAAATTGCCCTGGCACACACGGCGGACGATCTGTTTCGCGCCAGTGATCGCGCCGACGGTTTTGTCCTGGGCCTGGAGACGGTCAAGGTGCTGAACGCGGCCAGTATCGAAGGTTTGCACAAGGCCTTCGAGGCGGCGGCCACGGCGCGGCGTCAGGAGCACGCACAGTGA